AATTTCTTCATATCTTTATTTTTTTATTTATCAGCACATTTTTTCGCCAAATCAAGACCCTCTTTAAGACCATCGGCATAATTAAAAATATCATCGATAGTCTCAATGTCAATCCATTCATTCGTCTTGTAGTTATCCTTTGGCAAGCATATTTTTTTACTCCGTTTCCCTATATAAATGCGGCAAATCCACCACCATGTACTACCATCTATGTTCACGGAAAAATAAGTCTTGTAGTCGTTATATTGAATACGAGATACATCTACATACTGCCTCAATATACTGCGCACAATGTTATAGGCATCTATCTCCTCTTGTGTAGTAACTATACCTTTTTCTCGGTCTTGAAATACTACACCATCGGGAAGTTTTTCTTCATTCATTTCGTTTGGCTGTTGATTTTCATTCTCAACCTCCTGTGGTATCTGTTTTTCCTCCTTATTCTCATTCTTCATAGCCACATTTAAACGGTCGGATATAATATCGTTAATCACCGAAGCAATGGATTTCTTAACAATAGGTCTATATTGGTCCACAAGTTTTGCCGTATATTTCCCATCATTAAGATTACGGACAAAATAACGTGTAAATTCATCGTCTGGCATTTGGAAATTACGATTAAGCATTTCTTTTACTTGTATCGTGATTTGTAACTCTTGTGCCGTACTCAATATATCTTGCTCATTATAATAAGACTTATGAAACTTTTTTAGTTGCTCAATATCGTTGTCCGATAAGTCGAGCATATTCACCACAAGGAACGGCTTTTCGTCCATTATGTTCACCTTTTCTAAATCTGTATAAAAGCGATATTCTATTCCATTCGTCAAGACCCCAAACCTAGCCTTTGAAGCGACAAAATATCTTTGTAACTGAGTGTCATGTAAATTCAAGTTTTGTTTACAATGCTTGCATTCTATAAGTAATATAGGATTTTCGTCCTTCATTATGGCATAGTCTATTTTTTCGCCTTTCCTCTTAACTAAGTCACAATCCATTTCTGGTACAACCTCAAAGGGATTGAATACATCATATCCCAATGCTGCTATCACAGGCATTACAAAAGAGGTTTTTGTCGCTTCTTCCGTTGCTATGCTATCCTTCTGTTTAGCAATTTTCTCTACAATCTGTTGAATTGTATCTTTGAAATCCATATCTTATGCTGTTAAGATTGTTTCGTCAAAAGTATAATACAATAATCATTTATTAAAATATTTATACACACACATTAGTTAAACTTTATTAACTCTATTCTATTTTATCAAAAGTATATGAATTTCATACACTTTTGTATATTTGCAAATGATGTGATGTTACATCTACCCCTTTTAATCGAAAAGACTCATGGCCGGACTTCATTTTGATATAACAGGCGACAATTCTAATTTTCTTCGTAAACTACGAGAAGTAGAAACCGGAGTAACCAATACTTCTAAGGAAATAGAAAAAAATGGATTGGGCATAGAAGATATGTTCAACAAAATGACGAAAGCAGCTGCAGCTTTTGGGGCTGGCTTTACAGCAAAAGAACTTATCCAAAATATTATACAAGTAAGAGGTGAATTTCAACAATTAGAGGTCGCCTTTACCACTATGCTTGGAAGTAGTGAAAAGGCAAACGTCCTTATGGCTCAGCTCACAGAAACAGCCGCCAAAACTCCATTCGATTTACAAGGTGTTGCCAATGGAGCTCGTCAATTACTGGCTTACGGTACTTCTGCCGAAGATGTTAACGAGACTCTTATACGATTAGGGAACATTGCAGCCGGACTTTCACAACCTTTGGGAGACTTAGTATATCTCTATGGTACAACTATGACACAAGGTCGACTTTATACACAGGACCTAAACCAATTCACTGGACGAGGTATTCCAATGATAAAAGAACTTGCCAAAGAATTTGGAGTAGCTGAAAGTGAAATCAAAGGAATGGTAGAAGCTGGTATGATAGGGTTTCCAGAGGTTCAGAAAGTCATACAGAACCTTACCAACGAGGGTGGTATGTTCTTTAACTTAATGCAAGAACAAAGCAAAACCATTACCGGACAGATTTCTAACATAGGAGATAGTTTCTCGATGATGTTGAACGACATCGGCAAAGCGAATGAAGGTATTATCAATGATGCATTATCCAGCGTTTCTTATTTGATAGAAAACTATGAAAAAGTAGGAAAAATACTAATTGAATTGGTCGGTACATACGGAGCATACAGAACTGCGCTCATTACTATTTCCGCCATTGAGAATTTGCGCTATCAAGCCACTCTTGCTCACATGGCAGGATTGACAAAGATGCAAGCTATTATTACCGTCCTGAAAACGAAAACGGATGCTCTAAATGTAGCAATGGCAAAAAATCCATATGTTGCAGTAGCAGCGGCAGTAGCAGCACTAGGTTTGGGCATTTATAAATTAGTCACTTATCAAACAGAAGCAGAAAAGGCACTGGAAAGGCTGGATGCTGCGGGAAAGGAATCTGAGAAAGCAGCCTTATCTGAGCAAAGGGAACTTGCTAAGCTCAATGGAGAATTGTCTTCATTAAAAGAAGGTACAGATGAATATAATACCGTCAAAGAAAAAATTGTTGCAGGATATAGCAAGTATTATGATGGACTCGAAGAAGAAATAAATAAGGTTGGACTCACGGAAGAAGCTTATAAAAAACTCACAAAAGCAATCACAGATTCTTACGGGGCAAGACAATACCAGCAATTCAAGTCGCAGCAGGAAGATTGGTTGGACAACATAATGTCCGATAATCTCGGAAAGATACAAGACCGCCTATATAGCGAGTTAGGAGATAAAGAAGGTGCAAAACTCTATTCAGAAATCTACCATGCCATATTGGAACGAAGAGATTTGGATGCTGCGATCCAAGACAAACTAAATGAAATACAAGACAAAGGTACGATTTTTGCGGATTCACGTATTGATACATATATCTCCAATATCCGAGAAGCGCAAAAAATAACAGAGGATTTAGATGGAAAAGCCCGTGAAAAGTTTGGCGTTACAAGTATAAATACCTCTCAACAGACAGCAAATGAGCCATTTTCCACCGAAGGTAAATCCATCTCCCAACTTGAAGAAGAAATCAAGAAGGCTGAAACCTCACTTGCATCATTAAAAAAGGCTCTTGCAGACGGCAGCGGAACAAAAGAAGCAGTGGATCAACAAGAAGCTTATATCAAGTCGCTTCAAGACACTATACTTGAACGTGAGAAAGATTTGAGAGTAATCAATGAAGTCAAAACACAAATCTCAAAATTAGAGAAAGAGCAGGGAGAAACCGTAAGCGGAAGCAAGGAATACAATGCGTTACAATCACGAATTGACGCACTCCGTGCAAAGCTGCCTAAAACCAAATCTGATAAAGCGGCTGAAGATAAGCAAGCAAAAGAGCAAAAAGAGGCCGAGCAGAAACTTGTTGATGAACTTCTTGAGCTTCGTAAAAAAAATCAAGAGAAAGAAATCTCCCTCTGGGAAGAAGGTAAAGATAAGAAATTGAAGCAAATTAACTACTATTATGAAGAACAGAAAAAAGAAATTAAAAAGAAAGAGAAAGAGCTGGCCGAGTTAAACAAAGTAGCTAAGATTGAACCCTCCAAGCTTAATGAGAATGGACTAACAACTGAACAACAGGAAAATATTGATACCGCAAATAGGTTAAATGAAAAGAATAAGAATAAACAGACCAAAGAAATTCTCGATGATGAAATTAACGCAATGAACGATTATCTTGCCGCTTACGGGAACTATTATGAAAAGCGTAATGCTATTATTGAGCAAGGCGAATCTCGTAAGGTAGGCAAAAACGAATGGGAACAGAAGTCTATTGACGAAGAAACAAAAAGGGCACTATCTGATTTGGATATAGAGGCGAATAAATCTACGTCTGCCATAAGTAAATTGTTTGACGATATGCGTCAACACACAGTTGCAGATATGCGTCTCATTGCTAATGAAGCTGAACGAGCATTCCAATTCTTGCAATCAGGCGAATGGGACGAAAACAAAGGTCTTGAATTTGGTATGACAAAAGAGACCTTCGACACATTGCGTAAATCTCCCGAAGAATTAGAACGAATTAGAAAAGGTATAGATAATGTCCGTAATTCCGCAGATCAATCTGAAACGGGGTTTAACAAACTAGCTAATGGTCTTAAAAAAGTATTCGATGCCGGTTCAAATACAAAAAAATTGCAAGATGGACTTGAAGAAATAAGAAGTGGATTAAGTGAGGTATTAAGTGTAGCCCAATTCCTTTCCGACACATTTTCAAATCTCGGAGAGGCTTTCGGATCTGATACACTGTCAGGCATTGCCGAAGGTATCAATGTGGCTATGGACGGCCTCAATTCAGCTATGCAAGGAGCAGAGGCAGGTGCTATATTTGGACCGATAGGTTCTGCTGCTGGTGCTGCCATCGGTCTTGTCTCCTCTCTTGCTTCCTCTATCGCAAAAATCCACGACGCAAAAAATGAAAAACGGATTCAGAAATTACAAGATCAGGTAGATACACTTGACCGTTCGTATGAAAAGTTAGGCAAGTCCATTGAAGCTGCTTACGGAAAGAGTGCTTCCAGCTTGATTGAAGACCAAAATAAATTGCTAGAACAACAAAAAGTACTTATTCAAAATCAAATTAAAGAAGAACAAGATAAAAAGAATACAGATAGCGACAGAATAAAAGAATGGGAAAATCAAATTGACGAAATAAACAATCTCATTTCTGATAACAAAGAAAAAGCTATCGATGTCATATTTGGTGAAGACCTAAAAAGTGCTATTGACAACTTTGCAGAAGCTTATGCAGATGCATGGGCTTCTGGCGAGAATAGGGCTAAATCTGCAAAAGATGTTGTAAAGCAGATGATGCAACAAATGGTAACAGAGAGCATTAAGGCAGCAATTAAATCCTCAAATAAAATGGAGGAAATACGCACTAAGTTGCAACAATTTTATGCCGACAACGTGCTTTCTCAATGGGAACAAGATTACATCAACAACATGGCTGAACAGCTTCAACAAGAAATAGATGCTCAATTCGGTTGGGCTGATAGTCTCATGGGAGAAAGTTCTACCACCGAACAAAAGTCGACAGCCGAAGGTTTTGAAACCATGTCACAAGATACAGCAACGGAATTAAACGGCCGGTTTACAGCGTTGCAGCTTTCTGGTGAAGAAATCAAAAATCAAATGATTTCAGCCGTAATCTCTCTAAATTCTCTTTTATCTGTATCAACTAATAGCAATTCTATACTAAATAACATTCTTAATCAACATGTGATTACGAATAGCTACTTAGAAGACATTGCAAAATATACGAAATTATTAATTGATATAAAATCCGATATAGCACAAGTCAATAGGAATACTAAAGATTTATAGATATGAATACAGTAAAAGAAATAATGATGGCTGCTTTACAAAAAGGAGCTTGCGATAAGTCTTATGGTGTTAGTGACTGGAAAACTCTAGTATGGTTGTTCTTTACACCACAAGGCATAGAGTTTTGTGAGAAGAACAACTTCCCTCCTATTGAAACGTTCCGTGAGATGAGTAATGATATTGCTAATTATTGCGTGTTTGTCGACACTAAAAATGTAAAAAGAAGTAATGATACCAATATTGCTTTAATAGGCAATACCAATGCGGAACTAGTATTTGACGATAATACTAGAGTTCACAAAGTTATACTCATGCATGGAGCCAGAGCTATAATAGTTGCCCGTAATTACGCAGTTATTAGACTTATAAACATACGAAATTGTCCTGTAGAAATCAATAAAGACAAAACTTCAGTTATACTTAAATAAAATGGCATCGGGAGAGTTTTACATAAATGGGAAAGACTGCTATACAACTTGGGGTATAAGTATGGATACATCATCTCTTTCCTCCTTAATGACACCGTCACCTTTAAAAGAGTTCATCGAAAACAAGTCTCGATTAGAACATGGCAAACGAGTCCTGTCCTCTAATCCTAAAATCGATGAACGAAATATCACTTTAACTTTTAACCTGACGGCAAAAACGGAAGAAGAATTCTTTTCAAGATACAACAACTTTTGTGAAGAGTTGGCAACAGGCATAATAAATATAAAAACAAAGTATCAACCAAATATTACTTACAAAACAATCTATATTTCATGCAATCAATTTACGCAATTCATGAGAGGAATAGCACGATTTTCTCTAAAACTTGTCGAATATAATCCAGCAGATAGAAATTCATAAAAAAGTACATGTTTTTCATACACTTTTATTATCTTTGACTGAAATCGTATGAAGATATACGAAACCATCATGATAGACATTAAAAACATACAAGGAGATACTATTTTATCAGTTCCTATAACAGAAGAATGTGTTCATGTAGAGGAATTGATGAAATCCGATTATGTAGAATTGTCGTGGAACTCGGACCAAAATGAAGAGATTCCGGTAGGGGCTTATATCATACTCGATGGTGAGAAATATTCTCTTTTGGAGCCATATAATCCAAAACAAAAGAACGAGGTCGAATTTCAATACAAACCACAATTTCATTCGAAATTTATATCATGGGGTAAAGTGCCTTTTTTCATGTATTCTTACGATGAGAATAACGAGATAACGAATCGGGATCCGGATTGGTCTCTTACCGATAACCCGGCCAATTTCATGAGTGTTATTTGCAAGGCTATCGAGAACGAAACCGGAGATACATGGACTTACGCCGTAGATTCTTCTCTTAACGCTTCCACTTCTTTGTCTTTCCAATCAATCGACATATTGTCTTCCTTGAACAGTATAGCATCTGCGTTTGATACAGAATGGTGGGTTGAGAAAGATTCCATGATTATTCATCTGTCGAAATCCGAACATGGAGCTGTTGTTTCTCTCGAAGTTGGTGAAAACATCAATACACCTTCGGTTACGGAGGGAAAAGATGGGTATTATACCCGATTTTACGCATTCGGGTCAACTCGAAACATCGTACAGGAATACAAAGGTGCTAATGTCAACAATTTGGTCAACAAACGGCTGACTCTTGACCCTAAAAAATATCCGAACGGATATAAAGATATAAGACCAAACCTTCAACAGGGAGAGATATTTAGCAAAATCCTCCTGTTCGATGATATATACCCTTCATCGGAACTCTCCATATCAGATGTCAGATTCCGCCTTATGTGGCGTATAGACTCGGAAACGAATGATAAAATACAGATAGGCACAGATGAAAATGGAGACCCTATATACGACCAATATGCGATATGGTATTTTCAAATACCGGAATTTAACTTCGACAATTCCCCTTATGACGAAGAAAAAAATCCGAATGGTATGCGTATACCAAATAAGGAACCTTCGGTACATTTCCAATCGGGGGCTTTGCAAGGTATGGAATTTGAGCTTATATACCACGATGAGAGTAAAACAATAACGAGTGATGACGGCATAAGCTTCGAAGTCAAAAAAGGAGATTTCGAGATTAAATATAAAGAGGAAGAAGGTAACTATATTATACCTGCTATTACGGGACTTATACCGTCGGAAAATGACGATATTATCCTATTCAACGTCAAAATGCCGGAAGAATATACAGATTCGGCGTACATACGTCTAGAAACGGCTATGAACGAAGAAATAGAACGGCTTTCTTCCGACCAAAACAACTACCAGTTTTCATCTAATCCTGTGGTGTTCGATGAAAACAATCCTGATTTATCCATAGGAAGAAAAGTCGAATACATAAACGCAGGATATTCATATGTTACTCGTGTTATAAGCCTTACAACCAAACTCGACTATCCTTGCGAACAGACTATTACCATCGGGAACAACCTAATAAAAGGGAATACGCAAGAACTGAAAGAAGAGGTTGCATCTGCCAATAAGAATATCGACTTGATTTCTGCCATCAATGATATGACGGCTTCCCTGCAACAATCGTATCAACGGACTGTAAAACAAATGCAGGAAGGATTTGCCCGTATTAACGATATGTGGAAATTCGACACAGAGTTGGAAAATACGATATACTCGAAATTTAATGTGTATTCACAGGGTGGAATATCCGCTCTTGGTGTATGGCGTGGGGAAGGGGGTGGCGGTGGTGAAGGAGGGCTCATCAAGCTCGTGTATGGGTTCGACGATCTGGGCGGCGCATTCGACAACGCCACCCTTACCGATACCTTCAACGCCTACACCATCAACGAGATTTGGAAACTCGCCAACGCCGGCGCATCTACGATAGGTACAGGCAATGTGGTGACGGCCGTCAGCAAGACAGCCCTCGGTATCGTTGTCACCAAAGGCATCACCCTGTACGATTGGGTGCGGCAGCCGAACAAGCCTACCTATTCGCTGGCCGAGATAAACAACGTGAGCGGTACATATACGGGGCTGACCGTAGGCAATGCGAACAACGCCGATTATGCCACGAATGCCGGATATGCCGTCTCGTCAGGAAATTCCGCCAACACGAACGCTTTTGCGAACAAGGACATTTATCACTACCAAGAGGCCGGGTGGATTATTCTGTCATCGCATAAGTATATAGATTCCGAGAGTCGTTGGTATTGGAACAAGATTGCTACCGTCACGGACAGCCATACGAATTACTCGGGCGTGGTCATCGAAATCGAGGCCGTCGAGGATTATGTGACCGGAGGCGCCGTTTACGGAAGGCTTTACCTTACCTGTGGGGAGGGTGCTATATCCCTTAACTTGATGACCATGCAGAAGAGTCAATCCCAGAGGGCCCTGTACATACATGCCTGTATAGACAAGAGCGGGAACGTGTGGGTAAAAACGAATACGCAATGGCATAACCAGTTCCGGTTCAGAACCGTCGGGAAAGAGTACCTCTATATCGACACATATACGAGCGAGATAGAAACCACTCTCGACAAACCTGCCGACACGAGCGAGGAGATAGAAAACCGGATAGTCGTGCTCCGGGACGGTAATTTCACGTATTTCTCGAACTCCCGTCTCGACAACGTCACTTGCAGCCAAGCCGATAAATTAGCCAGTTCCCAGACGATTTGGGGAAATCCGTTTGACGGTACGGGTGACGTTTCGGGTAATCTGACAGATGTAGGCAGCATTTCCATGAGCGGAGATATAAATGGGGTTGAAAGAATTTACTGTTCAGGAGTCGTGGCGGAAACCGGTAGCAAGAGGGTTACTATCTATAATGGCGGAATATTGGCCACAAACTATCTCCGTTCGAACGGGTATATCACATCGGACGGTAACATCACGGCCGGAGGGGATATATCGTCGCAAGGCAATATCTCGGCACAAGGCTCGGTCACCGCTCTAACGACTTCGGACAAACGTTTGAAGCGAGATTTCGATTACACCCGAAGTTATACCGACAGGCTCTTGGCTATGGGCAGGGTATGCGATTTTCTATACACCGAAAAAGCACGGAAGCGTAACAAGGGCGGCGTGGACGGGGAAGCCCATACGGGGCTGATCTATCAAAAGGTGAAAGAGATATTGCCATCGATGGCCTACGAAACGGAGGACGGCTATGGAGCTTTGAACTACCTGTCGCCCGACTATATCAATACCATAGCCGGGGCAACGCAGGAGACCGCCCGTCTGGTTAAAGCCCTTATGGAAGATATAGAACGATTGAAAAAAGAATTGTCCGAATTAAAAGGGAAAGGAGGAAAGTGAGCCTATGGCCATCGATAAAAACAAGATCGTAGCCCCGGTAGCGATAACCGACCCGTATAATCTGCTGGGAATATACCCGGCAAACGGGGTATGGGACGTGGCCGACATTGTTGCCCTCGAACGTCCCCTGTTGCAGGGTGGCCGTCCGGGACGTATCAACAAATGGAGCCGTCATAAACCCGTGCGCTATCCGCAGGCTGCACCGCTATCCGACAACTATCCTCAGCAATCCGGCGGGGTCACGACATACATCGATCAATGGGAAGGAAGCGAGACGGATAAGAATCAAGGCATACGCTATGGCTTGAAAGCCACGATACCGCACGGCACGAATATCGTCGCTATCCATGATACCTCTTTCGATTATGTGGCGTATCCGCATCCGGGGACGGATTTTTGCCGCCTGAGCGATTTCGACGGCTACGACCACAATGCGGAACCCAATCTTACCGGAAGCAAAATTGACGAAATCAGTGCGGACGTGCCGTATCTTTTTGTCGACATCAACTATTACGACACTTCGGTGAATCCTACCGGCGTACCCGTCGAGTCGTGGCTGTCGCTGGCCTCCGACAAGAGTATCGGCGATTATTACCCGGCTATTTTGGCAACCGATGGAAATGGAAGCAGTTTTGCCCGATTGCTGACAAATACCTCGACAAATACCGTAACCACCTTGCGGGTGGGCAATGTGTGGTACTCCGCTTTCAAGGTCAAGTTTTTCAGTGACGGTACTACTCCGCCGATACTTCCTGTCGGACAGAGCGACACATTTCCGGGGGAGGATTCGATAGGGACGAATTTGAAGGTGACATTGTTCCTTATCGATAAGAAGTCGTTCGAATACTGGACAGGGGTCGACAAACAGATCACCGTGGCGGATTATTTCCCCATACCCACATCGATAGCCATGACAGCCGAGATAAACAGCACATATACCCCGATTAAAATCGTGGATTTCACTTTCCTTTCGAGTTACTTTCAGGTGCGTATCAGTTTTCCGAACGGTAATCCTACGGTGGGTGAGAAATACACCTTCCGCATTTCGGGCTCTGGATTCCTCGCGATCTATGATTACGAATACAAGGGAGCAGGGATTCTCATTTTGAATATCCCTTTGGGGACGACACATCCAGACCTTCCACCGGGAACCCATACATATTACTTGACCTGTTCCGTGTATGGGGTCTCCTCGTCGGGAGAGGCCGGCGTCCAACTCGACTCCCTATCCAAAAACGTGACATTCGACATTCCCGACAGCGGGATTATCAGTTAACCATAAATACAAAACATTATGATTGAGTTAGTAAAAATCAGCGAAAACATCAGCCGTTCGTTCAACGGAAAAGAGACTGTGGAAACCCTGCAAGCGGTCAATTACCGAATTGTGGAGAATGGAGTGGAAAAAGGCCATGTCACTGTCGGGCAAGGCAGTTTTAACATGAATGTCTATTCCATGACCTCCACGGTCGAGGAAACGAAAGCTCTGGTGGAAAAAATGTTCAACGCATTATCCGATGGCAGCGATGAGTGAAAAAGAGCCCATAGTGAAATACTCGTGGGAGGATATTAAGTTTACCATTGGCTTTGAGGACAAGAACGGGAGCCCGATCGATGCCGAGACGAAGAGGTTTAAGTTCATCTACAAGGACGAGGCCGGTTGTTGTTGCGAAGTGAGCTACGACGGAAAGACACGTAAAAACTGTGTGTTCCGTGACGGCGTGCTGTACGGCATATTCAATTCCGGGACTTTCCGATATGGCTTGCTCACGGTCGAGAGGCACTACTGGATAGAGGATGCCGATTTCGATGACGGCAAATGGGACTATGGCGATGTTTACAAAACCAATATAATCATCAAGTGATATGGCAGATAGTGATTGCATAATCGTTCATGAGCAGGTGGTAGTGCCCGATGCCGCCGTGGTGGAGGAAATGGTTGCCCTGCCCGGTGAAAAAGGAGATAAAGGGGATAAGGGAGATAAAGGAGATCCATTCACTTACGAGGATTTTACACCCGAACAAATCAAGGAGTTGCAGAAGCCGGCTACCGATGCGGGTGCTGTTGCTTTGGCTGCTGCAAATAAGGCTAATGCGGCAGCCGATAAAGCGAACCAAGCGGCGGAGAGCATAGACAATAAAATCTCCGGGAAACAAGACAGATTGATTAGTGGAGACAACATCGAAATAAAAGACAATGTTATTTCTGCGCAGGGGATAAACGGGAAATTATTCGAAAATACGAGTAAAACCTACCAGCTGTATTATTTTAAAAACGGTTTGTTCTTTTATTGCAACAAGGATAGCAGGCTTGCCTGTTGGAATGAACAGACAGGAGAAGATACCGTTTATGATGAAATCCCGTTAAATATACATTCATATCAATATATTAGAAACTCTTGCTTCGTTTATAAAGACGGTAAAATCATTGTACCTAACAGTAGTGCCATCACCTGCTGGGATTTAGATACACGAACTAAGATATGGACTTTATCAGAACCGTACTATAATTGCAACTTCGTCGAATATAAGGACTTCGTTTATTTTTACAAAAATGATGGCGTTCTACGACTGATAGATTTTGAAACCGGTCTCACTGAAAAAGAATTCGATCTGAAAGAATTGTCCGGAGCCTCCATTTCAGATATTCAGAATTTCGGACAATGCGAATACAACGGATTCAATTATTTCCTGTCGTACAGTAATTTGTTTAAAATCGACAGTTCCAACGGCGATATTTCATTTGTAGGGAAAATAGAAGGTTCAGGATATAACATTATCGTCTATTTCAACAGTGCGGCTTATGTTATCAGCCATCAAAAGATTTGTACGATAGAGATGTCAAACATAGAGAACGGAACTCTTGCCAAGAAAAACGAAGCGGGATATACCATGAATACTTATGTCAATGTTTCCCCAAGCGATTCATTGATGGGCAATGCGATTTATGGTTATAGATATAAACTCACTTTCAACAGCTTGTACTACAATATTTATGTATATGCAGATATAAATATGGACGAATATGTCGGGAGAGTGATAAAAGGAGATTTCGGGTATATTCAGATACCTAACCCGAATTTGGGAAATGGAAAACTTCTGTATCCGAGGTATAAAAAATTCAATTGATATGATACAAGTTAAAATATACGACGAAAGAGTCACTAATATTTATTATGGCGAAACCCTGATAGAAGGATTCATACGAATAGATTCTATCCCATCGCCAGAGGAGATACCCGGAAAAATACCCGTGATGTATTACCGGAACGGGGCGATAGTCTATGAGTACGAGGAAGCACCGGAAGCGACGGATAACGGCACGGAAACATCTCCCGTACCAATGGACTACGGAGAAACGGTAAACGGATTGATACGTCGGAAATATACCTTGTCGGAGGAGTTGGCGATACTTCGGCAAAGGGACACGAAAGCAGAGGAGTTCGAGGTTTATAACGCCTATGCGGAATCCTGCAAAGAGGAAGCCAGATTGTTAATCGAAAAACAGAAACATTGATATGGGAGGGATAAACGAGGCTACGGAGGTAGCCAGAGGGATAAGCGAACAGGGGTTCTTGGTGATGACCGCAGCATTCTTCTTGGTGTTGTCGGCCATGATGATGGTGGCCTGCTTCAAGTGGTTCAAATCGATTATCACCAAGAGCATGGAGGATTACGGCGAATCCCTGAAAGAGCTTATCGAAAAGACGAACGACCAGAATAACATGTTGTCCGACATATCGGAAGGTCTTAGACCGGAAACGCAGCTTCGAATAAAGAACATGACGAGTGAATTTTTCAACCTTTCCGCCAGACGGGTTTTGGAAATTATCGAACAAGTTAGGAAGGAAAACCATATATCCGACAGGAATAGGACGCATGAAAAAATTATCGGAAATCTCACGAACCAGTACGAGGACAGGAACAGCCGTTTCGACTACTTTACCTATCGGGGTAAACGTCTTTCATGTTATACCAATCCTGAATGGATAGACTGGGTGGCAGAGGTTGTCGAGAACGAGATATATGCCCATACGGTGAACGATGACAGGGCTAAAACCAATGTATTTTCTGTCTATGACCGTATCAAGCTCGATTTTTATCACCGATTAAATAACGAATAATATGAAGAAAATTTTGGAAAGAATCAAAGGGTTGTTATTGTCTATTCCCCACGACAAGCTGCTGCATTTTATCGCAGGAGGTGTCATCGCCTCTTTCTTCGCCATCGTGATAGGTGCGACGGCGGAATATTGTGTGCTGTTCTCTGCCATAGCGGGCTGTATCAAGGAGGCTGTCGACGAGTGGAGGAAGCCGGGGGCTTGGTCGTATGCCGACTTGCTGGCTACCATACTGGGAGGGCTGGTGATTCAAATCGAGGTCTGGATTGCCTGACGAAAAAAATGAAGAATGGATATGAAATACTTCACGATGAAAGAACTCACAAAGAGCTCAACGGCCGATAAATTGGGTATAGACAATACCCCGACGACCGAAGCGTCTGTTGCGCTGTCGAACCTTGTCACCCATGTTTTAGACCCCTTGCGGGAGATGTACGGGAAGGCGATAACCGTCAATTCGGGCTATCGTTGTCCCAAACTCAATGCCGCTGTGGGTGGTGCGAAAAACAGCCAGCACATGAGGGGCGAGGCGGCGGATATAACGGCAGGGAACAAGGAGGAGAACAAGAAACTGTTCGAGTTGATTCGGGATAACCTTCCCTTCGACCAGTTGATTGACGAGAGCGATTACAGCTGGGTGCACGTGTCTTATGTGTCTTCATCGAAGAACCGGAAACAAATACTGAGCCTATGAGACATATCGTATTCCTATTGTTGTTTTTGGCTATCTTGGCTGCGACGAGCTGTACCAGACATGTGTATGTTCCTGTGGAGACGACAAAGAGCGACACGGTGTATCTGAACCGGGTGCAGCTCGATTCCATATACATGCGGGACAGTGTTTTCATCGAGAAATCGGGAGACACGATACGGGAGTTCCAATACAAGTACATATACAGGTTCAAGGACAGAATCGATACGCTGTATATATCCAAGACGGACAGCATACAAGTACCCTACCCCGTCGAGGTAGTAAAGTACAAGACTCCCCGATGGTGCTGGTGGGCTCTCGGTGTCATTGTCTTGCTGCTTGTCCCTTACATCATGAAATGGATAACAAAATTGAAAGGACTGGGTTTCTTGATATAATTTGATTTACGACTCCTTCCGGGGCTTCGGAGTATAAAGGAAAGCCTCAATCTCTTGCTGCTCTTCCAAAACTAACAAGAGACAACATCACGGGGAATGTTACGAGGCTTTCACAGCCTTTAAACAGGAACGTGATGTTTTTTATTGTGTCAACAATCTATAATTTAACAAATATTTAAAAAGGCAAGAGATATGAAAACCAATGAAATCTTTGAACACGTCTTGCAAATCGTTTGCGAGGAATGTGAGCTGTGTTACGGCGAATTGATTAACGGGGCGAACAAAAATGCGGTCGACGCACGTTGCCTGCTCATCTGTGCGTTGGTATCGCTCGGCTTCTCCGAGGAGAACACCGCCGCTTATCTTTCCATGACCCGACAGGGAGTGAACAAATTGAAAAACAGCCTGAAACAGCGGTGTTCGGGAAGTTTTATTCTGACAACGACAAATCAACGGGTCAGCAACAGGATAGCCACCGAAATCAGAGGATAGCAACGGCAATAGCCATACGTTTGTATGCGGCCGATATTGGCCGTAACCATCAATTATATCTATATGGAAAGAACGTATGTTTTCAATCAAGAGCCCAATGGTGGCGGAAGCAAGTTCGACATCATGGCTTTATTGCCCAACCTGATGGGCGGTAAAGGGGTCGATCCCGGACTCTTGGCCCTTCTCAATCAGGGAAGGAACAATCAGGACGCTTGGGGCGGAGGCATGTGGTGGATTTGGATTATCCTGCTGTGGTTCTGCTGGGGCGGTAACGGATTCGGAGGTTTTGGCAACCGGGGCGGGCTTCCTGCCGAGCTGAACGGCGATGTCGGACGTGAATACCTGATGTCGGCCATTCAAGGGAACGGTAATGCCATCAACCAACTCGCCTCGTCCTTTAACTGCTCTACCCAACAGTTACAATCCGCCTTGTGCAACATTCAGGGCTTGATTCAGGGTGTCGGCAACCAAGTGGGCATGTCCGCACAACAGATCATTAACAGCATTCAATCGGGTAATTGTACGCTGGCTACCCAAATCGCAGATTGCTGCTGCAAGACGCAAAACGCAATCGAGAGACAAGGATATGAAACCCGTATCGCCACCTCGGAACAAACCCACTCCCTCGTGGACAGCGGCAATGAGAACACTCGTGCCATTTTGGCGAAGCTGGATTCTATCCAAACTCAGGCTTTACAGGACAAGATCACCGCTTTGACGGCAGAGAAGGCTACTTTGGCGGCTGAAATCTCCCAACGGAACCAGAATGCGACCATTCTCAATGCGGTAGGGCAACAGATTGCTCCACTCGCTGCCGGTTTGCAGGCTCTCCAAAGCGATGTAGACGGCATCAAGTGTAAATTGCCCAATACCGTTCCCGTGGTATATCCGAACATTCAGGCTGTAAACACGGACTTGTACCGGGCCGCCGCTTATGGAGCTTATGCGGGCGATGTCGCATACGGGCGCAGCGGTTACGGATGCGGTTGCAACAACTACTGGGGTTAATTCCAGTAAGAAA